ATTGGCTAAATACTTGATTCCATCTAAGGCTTTTCCAGCCATATCCTTAATGCCCTGGCCCATTTTCTTAGGGAGTGCCTTAGCCCCCTCAATAATTTCCCAGAATTTCTTGGAAATGCTACTTTTCATGTCAGTGACAATTTTCATGGCTTTGTCTTTCAAGAAGCTAAACATTTTCCCGGCATTTGTGGCGCCATCTTTAAACAAACTTTTGATCCAGCCCCACATTTTTGGAAATATACCCTTTAAGCCAGCGCCGAGAGCCTTGGCACCGCCAAGAATCTTGCCGAAAAATGAAAGTTGGATAGCATTCCAGACTATTTTAATAGCGCCGGAAAATATTTTCTTAATTCCTTCCCACATTTTCGAAAAATCCCCGGTCAATAACCCAGAAAAAACGAGGATAACGCCCTGGATAATTGAAATCGCTCCAGTAATGACGCCCTTTATATTCCCCCAAACTGAACTTATGATAGCAAGTATGGCCGGCATGACAAATTGGACAATCGACCACACATTCTGAAGGGCTTGGGTAATAACGGAACCGTTTTGCTGCCAGAAAGACTTCCACTGCCCCGTGAGTTGACCAATGAAAGACATCACGCCGCCCAGTGCCTGTTTGACCAGAGGACCAAGAGTTCCAAAAACTTGGGATGCAATAGTGCCGAGAGTCGAAAAGGTCGGCTTCATGGCGTCAAAGCTTGCTTTCATGTTAGATATGATGGGCTGTGCCTGCTGCTTAAAGCCGGAAAAAGCAGTCTTGATATTGTTTATCCCGTCGATAATGGTTTGGACCGTTAACACCGGGAAAAAGTCCATCAGTTTATCGGCACCTTTAGACGTATCACCATTGAAAACGTCCATAACGCCCGAGAAAATAGTCTTTAGATTCTTTCCAGCATTCGCGATATTGTTGAAAGTCGGTTCAAGGCTTTTCATGCCAGACTCTAAGCCAGCCATGACCGGCTCCAATACGTCTAAAAGGCCGTTGCCGATCGGAAGGAGAGCCGACAAGGCGGAACGACCTATCTTTTTCAGCCGTGCCCCGAAGTTATCCTGTAGAGCTTTTCCGGCCTCTTTCGTTTTCCCGTTCACATCGCCAATCTTTCCATTAATGCCGCCAAGGGCATACATCGCGTCAGCCTCAAGGTCTTCCCATTTGGTGCCGTACAAAGCTACCCCGATATTATTCGCCTTGACTTGGTCTTTCATCCCTTTCAGCTCACCCAGAACTGCGTTAGAAACGTCTTTAACCGTCCCTTTTCCTTTTAGAAATTGGCTCCATACTTTCTGAGTGCTTCCGGAAAGCTGCGCCATCGCTCCGGACGTCGAATCGGAGCCGTCTTTCACTCTGATCTGAAATTCTTTCATGACGTCATTAATGTAGTCGAGATTATAAACCCCTGCCTGGCTGCCCTTCGTTAAGAGCTGGAAATATTCTTCCGCAGAAAAACCCATTTTGCCGAATAAAGGCGCGTACTCGCTCAAGTTATCAAACATTTCGTTTGAAAAGTTTAGCCCCTTTTGGGCACCGTACGTCATCAAATCAAAAGCCTTTTGGCTCTCAACACCGAAACCTTTCATAATATTGTTGCCAGCTCGGGTGACTTCATTTACATCTGCGTCAAAGGTTTCTGAAAGAGTAATAGCCCCTTTGGTTACATCCTTTAAATCCTTGTCGCTGAGCCCCCTGATATTCTGACGGACCTGTTTCAGGGCGTCTTTGACTACATCCATATTTTCGCCAAAACCGTCTTTCCAAACGCTTGTCGCTACTTTCGTCAAATCTTTCGCTTCATCTTTGGTAAGGCCCAATTGAGCCCTGAATTCACCCTGTGATTTTTGAGTATCAAGCGCCATTTTAGCGCCCATTGCTCCGACTGCGGCAGTTAACCCGGTTACTCCCGCAATCCCGGCAGTCAACGCGCCCACTAGCCCCACTTTGATAAAAGAACTGAATTTGGATACTTTCCCGCCAGCGTCTCCACTTGCATTGCCAATCTCTCTTTGGCTGTCCGTCAACTCATCAGCGCTCTCGCTTGCTTGGCTTTGGGCTTGTTCCAGCCGTTGGTATTGCATCTGCGCGCGCCGCAGAGACCCTTCCAGAGAATGATATGATTGAATCTGAGTATTGAGCCGCTGGGCGTATTTCTGGGCCTGCTGTGAGCCTTCGCCGTATAGCTCAACCTGTTTCTCGTAAGACTTCCGGTATTCTTCCACAATCCTCTCTTGAATGGAAAGCTCATTTGATAAACCTTCAACCTGCTTTTTGCTGGCTGTGAGTTCATCGCCCATTGCTTTAAACTCTTGAACAGTTGCTTTTGTAGCTGTCCGCGCTGTTTTGAGGTTATTTCTAAGACCGGTTATCCCTCTGTTTACGCCGGCATCGTTTAGCGTGGTATTAATGACTAAATTCCCTATTGGTCTGCCTTCTGTCGCCAAATAGTTACCTCCCTTCTATGGTTTTTTAGAAACACAAAAAGAGCGCCTTTACAGACACCCTTTTACAAAGTAGCACCAAATATTTGATAAGCCGGGACCAATTTGTTCTCTTCCTCATGCTTGTAAGCTGCAAGATCAAAGAAGCGTTGTATATCCATTTCATCTATTTCATGAAGCTTGTAACCATTTTCCATCAAATCAAGATACATCTGCTTCATTCTGTTAAGATAATCCCTGTAGGTCATTGGTTTCCCTGTTATTTTTGAGACTCCACTGCCTTCTTCTTCAATTGAGCCTTTTTTTTACTCTTTGTCATCGCTTGGTCAATAATATCTCTGAGCCAGTCACCTAAATCCTCAGAAGCAACACCGTCCAAAATATCGTCGACGTCAAATTGACCTTTAAAAATATCCACGACAAGACCCATCATATCCGTCATAACCTCATATTCGGTCATTTTTGAATCCTCATCCGTTGCTAGCGCATGAATTTCTAATGCTCTATAAGTAAACCGCGATGTAACAATCGGCTGAATGAATGTTTTTTCAGGAACAGAGACAATTTCCCCGTTCTCGCCAATTTCAGCATTTGCATAATCTTTCAATACCGCTTTAATCATGTAAAAAACCACCTTATTATTTTTTAAAAGACAAAAGCAGCCGCTGTCCGGCTGCCAGTTTATTTTCCTAAGTCTGCACTTACTTCTTCTGTTGTCATGCCGTCTGGCAACATGCCATATGCACGCTGATAGAATTTCTCAAGTGTGAACCCTTCATTTTGATCATAACCAATCAGAAATACATTCCCGTCAAATTTCCGAGGCATGAACTGCCCTTCTATGGAATCTGTTTGAAAATCGACCTTATCCTCTTTTGATTTCCCCTCTGAAGACGGGGGACCGAACTTCCCTTTTAACAAGGCGTAATACACATAACCTTTGTCATGGTGACGTTGCCGCCACGTGATACAAACGTAAGGAGGCTCCATATCTTTATGGTACTCTTCAATACCATCCACAACCTTCACACCTAAAAGTGTCTTTTTCATTTCTGTGGTAAGGTCAGCGAGGTTCAGTTCTAATTTTGCCTCCCCAACCCCGGAACTTTTCACCGCAAAAATACCGTCATCAGCATAAAGAGTTGCTAGTTCGGATGGTACATCTAGTTTCGATTCGATTGCACCTGGCATACTCTTAATCTGAATTGCTTTTTCATCTTCACCAACCTCAGCATATTTAATGCCATCTAATCCCGTACGGGCCATTCATATCATTCCTTTTCTATGTTTATTTTTTGAATATCAATTAATTTGGTCGCTCTGTATCTCCGGGCGTATCGGTATAGAGCAATATCTGGGTCACGGTCAAAAGCTGACGCATATTGCTTGTAGTCGTTCTCTGCCATGATCTGATCAATCACAGGCTGTATAGCCTGGGCGTCCTTTATGGTTTTAGTCCATAAATCTATTTGAATATCAACTTCAAATGTTAGGGCCCTATCGTCCGCATAGTCTTTTCTGTGGCTCTCAAGCTCGTTAATGCGAATCATCGGGGCCTTTTCTATGTCCTGATCTTCTTCTGGAACAAAGACCAGGAATATCCGGTCACTGTCCACAAAAGAAGTAAGGGTTTCGTTTTCACTTAAAAGCTTTTCAACTTCCTGAATGGGAAGCATCATAGTCCCAGCTCCCTCATGTAAACTTGCTGCACGATCTGCAAAACCGTCTGCTCCATCTCGTTGGATGTCCTCTCAATGAAATGCTGCGGGGGCTGCTTGATCGTTCCAAAGTTAGAGAAGTGCAGGCGGGAGGCTGTTTCTTTCCCATAACCCACACTTGCATATATCTCCCCGTCTTCCTTGGCCTTTGAGTACACCACATTATCTTTCATGTGTACTTTGTGGGGATCGTGGTCGCTTTCTCTGCCTCGGGGTGTATTACGTTCCAGAGCCTCAGCAAAAACCTGAGCGCCTGCCTGAACGGCTGCTTTGGCCGCCCTGGTATTTTTTCTTGCGAGCTTATCAAGCTCTTTTTCTATACCGCCGATACCGTCATCTTGCCGCGCCATCAGCTCACCTTTTCCGCAAAAACATTGATTAAGTTTTTATCTTGTGAGTTTGGAAGAATGTCTTTTATTTCGTAAAGCTCATCGTCATGAAGAACGTGCATGTTATTTGTCGCCTTCTTAACTTGCTGATAGCGAATAATGAACGTGATGCTGTTCTCTAAGAAGGTGCCAGCTGTCGTGAGCTTTTCCCTTAACTTCTGTTCTCTTATCTCAGCCCAGCAAGAAAATAAGGGCTCATTTACCTCAATATTCTCCCTGGTTTCCGGGTCCTTCCCGTTCTTTCGTGTAACAAAAGTGATGCGTGTATTGAGCCGGCTAAATTCCATCTGTATACGCCCCTCTGAATTGCTGAATAAAGTTTGTTACGCCGAAAGGTATTTCTTGCAACGCTTTGTCCATTGAGGATACGCGCTGTTCATACCAGGCACCGACCAGGAACATGACAGCTGTATCAAATTTAGGGTTGTTTTGAAAGAAAGCGTCCCTGTTTGGCGAAAGCGTTACGGCATCCTTGATATAATCTTCCGCAGTATCTTTCAGCCGCTGGATAAACCCATCATCGAAATTGTGATCTATACGCATCGCAAGCTTTAATTCTTCAAGCGTCATTCCAACACTCCTTTACAAACAAAAAGGGACGCCTGTATGCGTCCCATTACGTCATTATTTTGCTTGTGCTGCTTGTTCCAAGGCTTCAATACGTTTAACAAGTTCATTGTATTGCTCTTCCGTCCCAAAGCCGTCTTTACCAGGGTCGCCCTTCTCTCCTTTAGGACCTTGTGGGCCAGCTTCACCCTGCGGACCCTGGGCGCCGGTCTTTCCTTGAGGACCTTGTGGGCCCGTGTCTCCTTTCGGTCCCTGTTCCCCAGGATCGCCTTTAGGGCCCTGCGGACCTGCTGGACCTTGTTCCCCCTGCATCCCCTTGATAAACAGAGGATTTTCTTCACTGTTTCCGCCAAGGTAAACCCGTGTTATTGGTTTTCCGTCCGTGTCCATTTCCGATGCTGTCCAAACGTTTCCACTTTTATTTAGAAATTCTTTCTCCATTTTTAATCATCCTTCCCAATTATTTTTTTATTGTCCCACGTCTACCGATGACTGATCTTCTGTGCTAGTTGTCGGTTGATTGATTGTTACAAAATAGCCGGCTTTGTCATCAGCTTTCTTAACGTCGAAACGAATCGCCAGGGAAAGGACCTGTCCATAAAGATCATTTTCCACCCATTTCGCTGTAGCTTTTAATCGATTCGCAAAAAGAACCGCCCTTTTTAAATCCCCGATAAACATAACCGCGTCGCCATCTTTTTCACCCAAAACAAGATCATCTACAACTGTGTTCGGTATCCCAAACAATACTTTTCCGGATGGGGATGAAATATTTTGCTGTAAAATGTACTGTCCGTTTTTATCTTTCAACGTATCTAAGAATTGGAACGCTGAAGAAGTTGCGACAATATCACGCTTATAAGCCTGTTTTAAATACACATTTAGAATTTTCTTAAGTTCGTCAGTTCCTGAGACTGTCATCGTTGTAAATGTGCGCAGAACTGCAGCAATTCGTGAATTACGTGTATTGCGTTCAATCTGTTGCAAATAATTTGCTACAAGAGCCGTTAAGTCAACACCTGAATCGTCAATAGCCTCCTGAGAAATTGGCAATTGACCGCGGTATGTTACAACCTTCCACTCCACCTTCTTAAACTTTGGTTTCGCTAACTCTGGATTTTTCTCTAGTTCTTCTACAGAGTTGAGTTGTGTGCTAGCGTTCTCCAGAACTGGATAAGTGCCAGATGAAGTTGTAACAGAAACGTTATTTACCATTGTGCCAAGGTCCACAACGTCTTCCAGTTCCTGTTGTGGCTTAGTGATTACATCAATAGGAATCAGCACTTCAGCTCCATCAGATTTCAACCCGTCGCGCTTTTCCCCTTTTGATCGCAGAAACTCTTCAAAAGCTCTTACCTCTTCTGTCTTCCCAGGTTTGATAATTGTACGGAAGCCTCCGCCATGCATTGATCTTTTCTCCTCGTCTTCTTCTTCTTCTTTACTCCCAGCTGGTGCAGGGTTCTCCGGCTTAAGCCCGGCTAACTCTTCATACTCCGCAAGCTTTTTCTGCAGGCCGTCAAGCTCTTCTTTCATGGAAGTGATTTCACCTTTCAGAGCTGTAGCTTCGTCCAGCTTGTCTTCTTCTGCTCGTTTATGGGCTTCTGTGATTTTTGTATTAATGGCTGTTTGTTTTTGAGTAATCTGTGATCTTAGTTCCTTAATTTTTTCAGATAACATGTGTTTGCTCCTTTTCAAATAAAATAAGCACCCGGTTTTCGAGTGCTTTACAATCCCATTTTTAATAAATCCAGCTGCAGCAGCAGCTTTTCTTTTTCCGGATTCCGGTTTCTTTCCTCGTACTGCTGCAAATTCCGTTTTGCAATTGTCACGTCAGTGTCTTCATAAGCCGGATAAGTAACGACTGACACATCTGTAAGCTTTGAAATGTTTCTCAAGCTCCGCAACGGCAGGCCGGTTTCCTGGTCACGAGTAAAACTATCTCCATCCTTCCCCAGCATGAAGCCGAAAGAACAATTCGAGATATTGCCAACCCGCAGATTTTCGTATAAATCCGATGCGTACTGTGTATTCGGCAAAGTAACATCAAACCTTAAGCCAATGTCATCAACTTCAAGCTTAAGCGTGCCGGCAGACGTACGCCCGAGAATCTTGGACGGGTCATGGTCAATTAAAGCCCGCACATCGCTCATGTCTGTCTGATCCAGAGCCCTTTTATCAATCATTTCAATAAAACCACCCAAATTGTGGCTGCGGGTGCCGAACTTTAAAGCATAACCGCTAATTACTTTTGGGCCGTCATCGTCTGAATGAGCTTTTAAGGTCCCTTCCTGCGATGTTCTAATCTCTACTTCCTTAGACATTCCCCTCACCTCCTTCACCTGCTGACGAGATCGGCAGGCTCTTTGCTTTTGCTTTCTGAATCTCGTCCATCAAATCAATGTTCACATAGTTTAAACTCATGTAACGGTTGTCCCCGTTTGGTATTGGCTCGTAACCATACTCAGCCAGGGCATTATTGAGAGAGAAAATACCGTTTTGCAGCAAGGCAATAACGTTCTCACGCTTTGTTTTCGCGTCTGTTTCTCTAAATCGCCGTGTGTCGAATTGAAATTTCAGCTGTAGGTTTAAAGGATACGGCAGCATTTTGAAATTCAGTTCTGAGGCAATGGCCGTAAAATAGTTTGATAATGTATTTGTCAGATAGTCCAGGTTAGCTTGTTCCAGCGATGTATTGACTTGCTCAATGCCCAGCTTGTGCGCCGGCAACCCGAACACTTTGGCTATCTGTTTCGTTGAATGCGTGTAGTTGTTCACGACCTCAAGCACTTTCGTATTGATTTCTAACTGGCTAAACTCCATGTTTTCATCGAGCACAACAACCCGCTGTTGATTCTTTATGCCAGAGTTTGCTTTTTCAAATTCATTACGGATTTTGTCCTTTGCCTCAGGAGACAAATGGCCTTTTTTCATGTTTACAATACCGCTTAAGTTGACGCCCCTTCTGAAAAAGTCTGTGACAAGGCGCTTCCCCGCCTCCTGGCTTTCAATCTCGTGCTTAAGACTAGAAAGGGGACTCATACCCGTTATTCCGTCCATGCTGAAAAATTTAATGTGCAGTACATTTTCAGGCTTCAAAACTCTTTCTTTGCCGCCTGACGGATAATACCGGTACAGTATTTCGTTTCGGTCCTGCAGCTGCTCAGCATAGACTTCACTGTTCAATAAATGAATGAGCTCTAAGGGCGTGCCCTCTTTATCCCGGACTATTTCCGCGTAAGACTGGCCATTCATTAGTGCGTTAGCCACAAGAATGAATTTGAAAAAGTACCCCGAATAATAATCATTGGGTTTCTCATTCAGCAGCCTGAATAGATCAGAGTTCTTTTCTTCTACACCATTATGAGAAACCATAATTGGAGACGCCGCAATATCAGAAGATAGTGTAAGAATCGCAGTGAACACATCGCTGTTTTTTATTGCACTTACAGACGTGTAAGACAGGCCGTCCAAACCGAGAATGATTTCATTGAACTCTCGTGCTCCTGGGCTCTGCTTATCTAACGATCGAAAGAATGCCACTTAATCACCTCCCTTCCTCTTCTTTTGGATTCAGTAAGAAGGCAATAAGAACGAGAAAAAGACCTGCCACAATAAAGCCGGCTACTGGATGGAGAAAGAAAACCCCATAGTCGATAACAAACAAGCCTGCCAAAAATAAAAGAGTATGCAAGTTCAACTTAATAAACTGACATACTCCCAACAAAAAGGTATTTATTTTTCCGATTTTCATGGCGCCCCCTCCTTCCCTAAAGAGTAAATTCTTCGCTTTCGTAATAAGAGTTCCAATCAAATTCCTCTTGTTTGTAATGGTACATAGCGCCCGTGTGTGCGTTCATCATTGCCGCTGCAGGGTCAATCTTTTCCCTGTATAGCGCTTTGTCAATTTGAATCGTATCATTCACTTTTTTCAGCATTGCATTGTGCATCGCCGTATCAAGTAATGGGTTCTTGCTGTGTATGATTTTTCCGTCGAATACATTCAAACGAAAATCTTTTGTTGGTTCAGATAATGTGCGAGGACCTTGACGAACTTCAATCAGCACATCTTCATAGCCATATTTCTCAATTTCATTTAAGAATAAAGAGATATTGTAAGGGTCAAAGAAGATTCCCTTTACTTGTAAATCAAATTCTTTAATATGATTGATCATATAATCCACAACCTGCTGCAGATTAATGATTCCGGATTTTTTGTCCGTAATTGTGCAGTATCCGGCTTTCGCGAGAGTACGATAGTCCAGTTTGTCACGCTCAATTTTATTATCCAGTCCACCTTTTGTTCCAACAAACGAGTGACTGTCCACATAAAATGTCTCATTTTCATCCTCTAACGGATAAATGAAGCCAAGGGCTGATAAATCATCTGTTCGTGATAAGTCAATCCCTATGTAAACCGGCTTCCCTGTAATGTCAGGCGCAACATCCACACCGCGCTTTTTCCAATCGTTCCCGTTGATAAAGCTTTCAGAGGAAGCAGACTGCCATATATTAAAGTTTTTTACGAGTGTACCGTTTAGATCATCTTTATCAAGAGCCTCCTTCAGTTTCTTGCGGAGGTTTTTCAAGATTTTCTTTTGTAGCCCCTCCACCTCAAGTAGTGGATTGCTTTTTATCCAAGTGCTTTCGTCGTAAATTTCCTCTTCGTCATCCTGTTCATAGACAATCGCAAAATAGTTTTCGTTTTCCTTACGACCACTTAGAATATCATCAACATAAGGATACTCCTGCGAATACATGGGGCCATTCAGCTTAAAGCCGGCTGTACTAATGATTAAGATAAGGCCCTGGTCCTGCTGACCTTGGGAAGACTCTAGAACTTCCATCATTTTTGTGTTGGAAGCTGTGTGATACTCGTCAAGAATTCCGATAAGAACGTTCAAACTGTCCAGGTTATCAGTATCCCTTGATAAAGGCATAATGACGCAGTCATCTTTCAGGTACCGGATTTCATTTTGTATAATCTTTGTCCATTTCCTCATGAATTTCGATTTACTTCGTATCTTCTTAAGCTGCATCGAAATCATTTTAAAGACGGTTTTCGCCTGGCCTCTTGAATTAGCTGTCGCATAAATTTGCCTGTCAAACTTAGGTGCTTCGCCGTAAATCAGCTCATACAATGATAGCCCCGCTACAAGTACAGATTTACCGCCCTTTCTCGCCATGCTTATATACGCTTTGGTGAATCGCCGAAAGCCGGTTTCTTTATTCCTCCAAGCATAGAGCATGTACACAATGAACTTTTGAAACAAAGCCAGCTTTGTGGGCTTTCCAGTTGATATATCTGGCAGCATCTCAAGAAACTTAATGACCTTTTTTGCCTTTTCTGGTCTGTATTCATATTCATAAGAAGGGTCAGCTGCTCTTTCCAAATCTCTCAGGTGACGCTGACAGGCTTTTATGACTTTCTTGCATGCCGTTATTTCTCCGCTGACAACCTTTTTCGCGTAAAGCGTGCCGGGGTCAAGATGTTCAATCGTCATCTATCGCCATTGCTCCAAACTCATCATCTTCCTCGCTGTCGCTGTCGAGGCCGACGATTCGTAGACGTGAATCCAGAGACAGACCAAGCTGGCCGGCAATGCCCCGGATCTCTTTAGACATGCTGTTCATTATATCCACAGATGGATTTTTCTTTTTAACCGTCTCACCCCGGCTGTTTTTTTCAAACATAACTTGGCCGTCTTTGGCTATATCAGCCATCGCTTCCCGATACTGTGCATAGCTGTTGCAATAGATCGCAAGCAATGTCGAATCTAATTCAGAAATTGGCAAATTGATAATGTGCGGGTAGATACGCCGCCATTCATTCTTCGCCATAGTGGACAACCAGTATGGTGGCTTTTCTTGCAAGGGCGAAAAATCTTTGAGTTTTTCTTCCTGCTGCAGACGCTCTTCCCGCTCTTCGTTGGTAATTTGTCCTTTTAACGTTTCCGTTAATTGTTTTCGTCTCGCCAATCAAAACCACCACCTTTCGTCCAAAATACATCACATAAATTTCGGTAAAATCAGCGAACGACAAAAACGCCGATCAACTCATACGAGATAAGGGATCGCGCGTAATATTTCAGTATTCAAAATCCGGCTAAAATAGCAAATCTCAAAATTTCATTTCAACATTTTTTACAAAGTTGAGGGGGCGCCGATGCCCAGGAAAAATTTTTAGGTACCCGGTTAAAGTTAGGGGGGACTTAATTCATTTTCCGTTAAAAATTTTAGAATCTCCACCAACAATTGGGGAAAGACCATGATACTCTCTAACTTCGTTTACTGTAAGTACGCCACACCGCATAAAACCTGCAAATTTTTTTGGACTCATAGGCTCTTTTTTAGGAACCTTCGGAGCTTTACCTGTTGGTCTAATATGAACCTTTGGGGCTTTAACTATCGGCCTAAATGGCATAATCATTCTCCTTTCCCAAACGTGACTTGGTTATGATGATACTGACACAGCACCTCAAGATTATTTAAATCAGTACGTGCCTGATCATCGTTTAAAACGTCTCTAAGCTCTTTAAACTTGTGATGGACTACTAACCTATGAGACTTATTTAAACGTCCCTGTGAGGCGCAGACGGCACAATGATAGTTACTTTCTCTAAGCTTCTGTTCACGAAGAAGCTTCCACTCTCTCGAATGGTAATAGGAATAGCGTCTATTGTTCTCCCTGTTGTATCTAACATCTTTGTTGTATTGTTTGTCAGCATAGCCCTTGTGCTTCTCACAATAGCGTCGTGCCCAGTCCACATAGTTGCGGCAGGCTGGCGCGTTACATCTTTTTAATGGCAGAACTATCACCTCCAATATATTCTTTCTAAACTGCCACCGCACTCAAGCCGTTAGCCGCCAATAGTTTTCCCTGAGATTTACCGGAAGCAGTTTACAAAAAATATCTCCCGATACCAAAGTCGCAAGACCAGCGCGATCCAGCTCAGAATGATCACTCATTCCTCAACGCTTTAATTTGAGTATCCGAATTCGCCTTGATAAGGGATAGGCGCTTTTCCCGTGCTATGAAGTTGTTCTTGATATTTTTTAAAATCCACACTCCCTTGAAGTTGATAAGAAAAGTTTATCGAGATTTCAAACATAAATAGTCCCCCTTTTTGTCCCCTAAAATGTCCCCTGTTTTATCGGAAATTTGTCGACAAAAAAAGCACTCAGATAATTCCGAGTGCTGTAGCAATGCGCAAAATGGCACGATGTTTTATTTCATAATAGGTGTCCTTTTTCATGCCAAGTTCCATATAGATATGAATGTCTTTTGTTTGGCTGGCTGTTAAGTATTTTTTCTCAATGATCATCCGTTCTTCATCGTCCAGGCTGTTTTCTAACGCCCTTTCCATCTGTTTGACCTTCAGTTCATTTAATATGAAAGAATCTCTGATAGAAGGAAACGGGCTGATGCCAGCGTCAACCGATTCCTTTTTATTCTCAAGCTGTACTTTCAAAGCTCGATAATCTTTGAGTTCTTTGATCACAATTTTTCGGACTGCCTTCAAATCCACAGGATGAAGGAATGAAAGTTGTTCTGTCACACCCGTCCTCCTTTCCTCTATTTTTCGCGTTCCCATTTTTGTATTCGTCGTTCTGTTAAGCAAATCCATAAGGCAAGAGCCACTGAATTAATAACGAATAGTGAGCCAATAAATATAATCATTTCGCTGTCCTTTCACTTTTTAAGCCACATTCCAATGCATATAACATGGCTTTAAACTTGCTGTTCTCATAAGGACCATATATTTTATTTTTCATAACCAAAACGAACTCACGTTCGGTCCCAATGCATGCAAAATCCCCTAATATAAAGTTTCTGACTACCCCCATTTATTTCACTCTCGATAGACGCTGCACATCTGAAATGGTCATTTGGTGATCAGCCTCACGTACTGCCTCGGCAAATGTTTCAATACCGGTATCCCATAAACCATGGCGCTCAATAATTTCTGAAAACTCTTCAACGTCATGCTCGCGAATTCCCCAGCTGTCAGGATCATGTGCGGCTCCATACACAGTAATCCATTTCCTTGGATCATTCGGATCCGGTTCCTCCCATTTCGTGCGGGTAAAATGACAAAGCTCATGATCTACCAGGGCGGCGCGCTGTTCTTCCGTCGTCGTCTTCCATGCTTCCTTATTGATAAATACAAATAGCATGTAATCGGTCATGTGACGTTCGAATGCTGTGCATTTTTTCGCCTTTCCTGCCCATTTGCTGTTACCCTCACGGAGATAAAAACCTATTTGCTGTTTAGCGTCTTTTAAATGTGGGTGATGCTCGTCAATTATGCTTTCAGCGAGCTGCCGTACTTCCTTCGATTCCTCAAAACCTACAAATGCCATGTTACTGCCTCCCTTTGATTGTTATGATAAAGATTTACACAAGCCCGCCTTTCAGCAGTTCCCGGGCCATATAATGAAAGTGATGGTAAATGTAATTTCCGGTAGCGTTAGGGCTAAGAAAAACAGTTGAAAAGCCGTAGCGAACCTCAAATGTTTTCAAGCTGCCCAGCAGCGCTTTCGGTTCATACTTTGAACGATATTTTCCGTTCAGTATTTTTTGATACCCTTCCAGGTCTTCCACAAGAAGAGTGAACGGATGCCTGGACGCCCGGATCAATTCATTTTCAAAACGAGAACGGTCTTTAATCGACTGCACCAACTCGTCCACTCCATTTTTCCGTTCAATTGCTGCATTCAAATACATATCACGGCTGATTCCAAATTCATCATTTTTAGGAATCATTGCAGAGTAATCGCCGGTTTTCATTCCTTTGAATTTGATTCCCACTTTCTTTTTACGGAGATAATCAAGAACATGCTGATTCTTTTGCTCTCTCGTATCCACAATAATGATCATGCTGTCCAGAATTTCTTTTAATTCCGTTTCCGAATAGTTATAGTGAATAATTGTCATGCTTTCTTCCCCTTAAAATACGACATGGCCCGATCATAGATTTCTATGGAAAGCCGGTCCGTTTCCTCACTTTCAAAGTTTGAAACGGATTCCTTTAGCTCCCTCCAGCCGTTCTCCCAAAAGAGAACAAGCAATTCCATCACCTTCATAACTGATTCATAATCATGATTGAACCAGTCATCTATTTTTCTATTTATTTCTTGATCAATGCCCATGAAATAGTTAATGATTTTATCTATAGTTTGTTTCACATTATGTTCATGATCCGAGTATTCGCCTTTCAAATACCGAATAATTCGCTTTTTGTAAGATTGGACAAACGCCTCAAGTTCCGGATAGACTTTCTCTGGTTTCTCAATATATAGATCGTTTCCATCAAGAACCAAACGAGAGCCCAATACCTCTAAATCGGAACAAATTTGTTTTGGGTGCAATTTTCTCACCTCTTTTTATCAAAACGGGTTAATGAGTTAACGAAGGTTAATGCATTTTGTATTAAAGCCCTATATATATATTTATTTTTTTATTAATTAATTTTCATGTGAGGGGAACAAACAAAATCATTAACCCTTATTAACCCTAAAAATAATTAAAATCTATAGATAGAGCCTTAACCCCTTGATACTAAAGGATTTATAGCTTTTTTCTATTTATAGAAGTAACCTTTTTGGAGTCACTGTTTGCATTTGATTCATTAACCCCTTCGTTAACCCTTTCCGAAAAATTCAAGTGGCTCTGATATTTGTTTAGCCCTATACCATAAAAGAAGACTTTATTTTTCGCTCCGTTTTCCTTCTTAAACCCTCGAATTTCAATTTGTCTATAAAAAGCACGATTTTTGAGTTCAATCTCATCATTTTCATAGCACCAGTTTTTGTAATCCTTATAGAGCTCTTTTGCTTCAATTTTTGCTGAGGGATGAACAACACATCTTTCTGACATATACGGCCCTAATATATCCATATCCTCGCGGTAACCTTCCGTTGCTTTTCGGATCACTTCTGGTTCTTTAAGCCCTTCCTTCTGCCACTTCAAGCAGCCTTCGACTGCCCACCTGAGAATACCAGGCATTTCTGCAGCAAGTTTCTGCGGAAGCTTTTTGTCCACTTTCTCTTTCGGAATGGTGACAGTAAACGGGACAAGACGGATACGCCGCCAGATACCCTCGTCGCTTCCCTTTACGATTGGTTTATGGTTTGTCGTAAAGAACACTTTAAATTCTGGGGTAAACTCAAAATACTCCTGGCGTAAGAATCGCGCGGACATCTTTTCGCCCCCGGTGATCTGCTTCACCAACGATTCGGAAAGCTGCTGACCTTCTTCACTCTCAACGGCCGACACAAAGCGCGCCCCGTCGAGGCGGGCTAT